TTTCTTGTTGCCACTCACTAAGCATTCGTAGAGTATCCACATCCCCATCAGCCACGCCTCCTAACAAAACGGAGAATGTAGCTTTAAGTGAAGAGCGAGCTCTAGCATCAGAGCCAAACATAGCCTCTGCTGAACGCGCAATAACAGCATCTACTTCCATAGCCTTCTCTGCTACATTACGCTGTGAGGGCTTTAAGAATTTCTTCCTGGTAGATGTAAACTCTGCTGCTTCCTCACACTTCTGCCTTTGTGCTGCAGTAGATAAAGTTTCGCAGGGGGTGTTGTGGTAAGCATATGCAGGAGTATAGTAAGAGCTGCCTGATGGAGTATCTTTATCAAACCCGCTTTGAGATTTTAGTGATACACCTACGCCGCCACCCCCGGTAGTGTCAACCGTTACCTGTCCTGCTCCCAAATCACTAAGGGCTTGAGCGAACTTTTGTGCATCGTTTACACTAGCAAACTCTACCATAAAATCTGCTTTAGTTGTGGCTGTAGAAACCTTACCTCTTGAAGTAACTCCAGTAGGGGATACCCCTGCATTTTTCGCTACCCGAGCTAAGAAATATGATTCTTTAATGGTGTCTTTTATATAATCGACAGCAGCTTTGTTACAATTGTCGGTGTCTATGTCTTTTAGTAGAGATTCAGAAGCGACTCTAGCATCCTCATGCTCAAACGTCATGCCTAAGTTGCCATCAGTAACAACAAAGTTCTGTATTTGCTCTCCCAAATCGCAGACATCCTTGATAGCTTGAGCAAATGCTTCCATGGCTTCGACAGTGGTAGCCACAGATTCGGTGCCGAAAAAAGTATTTAAAGTTCCAATCATCAAATCTTCTTTCTTAGTTCCTAAAACTTGATAGATGTTACCTGCCCCACCACCAACACTAGAGTTAAAGATAGCGGGTCGGGTATCCCCCGTAGCGCTCCTCACTTCTATGCCTTTAAATTGAGAACAAATATCTTGAGTGTAGCTACCCATAGACATGCCATACATCTCTTGCCCTGCGTATTGAGGGGAAGAAGCCATACCCTCTAAATAGGCTGCGAAGTTAGGGGCTACTCTCTTAACCGAGTCCATGGCTTGTCTTCTTCCAAACCAAGAACCCGCATTGGTTTTAGGGTTACGGCAAACAAAAGAATCTAAGAGTTTTCTTTCCCTGGGAGTTAAATCAGAATCATCAATGTAAGAGCCCTCTTTGATTTTTTTTGCTACGCCTATCAAATCCACATGCGCATTAAAAATTTCTTTTTGTACTTCTGGAGCTACCCACGGAGTATCCCCACCACGTAGAGACCTTTTGAACTTCATCAACTTGGTGTTGGCACCTGTAGGAGCTACTGTAATTCTATCGAATAAATCCTGAGCATCTATACCAGGAATAACACCATCCATCTTTTGCGCGGCTTTCTCTATCTCTCCTGGCTGAGCTTCATAAGGAACGTAGTCTGCTGTTTGGTCAATTTCTTGTCCTGTGTTTGTGTCGAATACAGTTCCGTCGCTTTCTGTTTCGGGTGCCTGTTCCCCTCCAGGCTCAGCCTTTAAATTTGCTTGAGCTCCTTCATCATCCGCAATATCACCTTGCAAATACTCTATAGCTCCCGCTAGAGTTTTACTGTTGATTCCTGTATGTCCCCCGCCAACACTAAGAGTGTATCTTGTTCCTTTTTGTGTGCGGAACTCCACCTTAGGTAATGAGCCAGCTTTTTGCGAAGGAATATACATGGGGTCGTAAGTCCCCCCAGTTCCTCTCATCTGTTCGGGAGGCACTTGTAATTTTTGTAGAAGGTCTGCTTTAATTTGATTCTTTTGTGCGTCGGGTAATTTTGCCGTACCCCCCATCATGGAATTATATCTTCTACTTAGCTCTTGACGACCTTTATCTTTAGTAGAGGCATCTTCCTGTTCCGTAAGAGAATATTTTCTCTTACGGATGGCTTCATAAGATTCCATTAGTTGGTCGAAGATAGATTCCATGTCAATATAAAAGGCTCCCCACCATTAGATAGGAAGCCTTTTTGGGAACTTTAATTATTTATTAGCCAAGCCCGGGAATGAGGCTTCCTAAAAAGTTTTCAAAGGCGCTATCAGTGGTTTTATATTGTACAATCATATCGTACTTGATTTCGCAATCAATAGTTGCAAAATCATTCGTGCCATAAGAAAGTTCGCCAATAGACCATTTGATTGGGAACGCGCCATAAAGCTTAGCTACCAGTTTTGGATTGCGCTGGTTATCTAATTGAATAACTTCTATCGTTCTCTTGAATTGGTCGCCTGCGATGACAGGGTTCGAGTGGGTACCAAAGATTGGGTCATAAGTTGTTCTCATCCACGCATATAGTAACTTAGCAGTATCTCCTTTAATCATATTATCAAAGGAAATGGTAGCCGTTTGCGTAGAAGGTCGTCCAGGATAGTAAAATCTATCGTTAACTTTGTTAACGTCGATAGTTTCTACGTTATAGGAAAGACCAGTTACACGGCGAGCTGCTAACGTTAAGGTATCGTTGGTGTCAGTAAAATTAAAGAAGTTATCTACTGTACCAAGAATACCAGCTATATTAGGGATTCTAACAATCCACCCATACGCCCGAAAAGAATCGTACATATGTGTGAGTTTGTGACCTTCGGTGATGTCGATATCAAGTTCACGGGAGCTTTGCCTCCAAAACTCGTCTACTGCTTCTACGTTAAATGCCATTGTTTAATCTCCTGTATTATATAGGGTCCTAGCTAGCGCTTGCCACTCCTCCAGTCTGGCTAGTTACGTTGATTTCGAATACGACAATTTCTGCAGTTTTCGTAGGCTGTACGATTACCTTACACCAGAGTTCGTTTCTATCGATTCTAGCTGGAGTATTTACTGTCTCATCGCAGATTACCTTAAAGGCGTCTAAGCCTCTACGGTCTTTAATGTCTTGCAAGAGTGGTTGCAGAACATCAACAATTTGTTGTCTAGTGATTGCATCATTAGGTTCGAACACAAAGCGTCTAGTACCAGCTAGGATTTGTTTCCTAATTTGAATCATTAGTCGTCTTACGTTAATTCTATCCAGGGCGGTAGAGGCTCTTTGAGCAGTTCTTTGCCCGAAGATTACTAAACCGTCCTGAGGGAAGCTTACAATTGGGTTGATTACGTTGCCTCCAGCGTATAGAGTATCTCTGTCGCCTTGGTTAAGAGTAACTTCAGCTTCAGTAGGCTTGGTTAGTCTGCCTCTTCTCAAACCAGCAGGAGCAAACCATGGGTCTGCAACTTCATCTGTGAATGCCATCTGTCTGACAGCAAACACACCTGGGTCTAGATACTGGTCGGTAGCAGTGAAGACATTGAAAGTCTTTAGCCATGACCAATAAATAGCAGCGTAAGAGGAGTTAAGTGGAGAAGTTCTTCCATCACCTTTTCCGTTATGCCAGTTGATGGCTTCTTGTGCAGTTTTCAATCCTTGTGGGGGAGATAGTACAGCTAAGAAGTTTTGAGTTTGCTCAGCAACTGTTACTAAGTTATTTTGAACTGATTGCGTAGTAATACCTGGAACTAGGCACAGAGATAGGTTTAAGGTATCATCTCTGAAAGCCTGCATACCGCTTCTGTTTACTTGGTTTCCAATCAGCGCTTGAGTTACATTAGTATTAGTTAGGCTGTTGTTGTAGCTACCTGCGTCACCATTTACCCCGCTAACAAAGTCGTAGTTTCCTGCGAGTACTTTAGGGAAGGTTAGTGTTTGTGCACCGTTAGCGTTGTTAAGAGCTAATGAAGCTGCGTAACTAATGCCTTGTTGGGCGTTACCACTAACACCATTTTGTGCAGCTGCCGTGAACGTTCCACTGTACGTAGTAGGTCTGGTAGTTGTAGCCGCTCCTGCATAGAAGTTGTTAGAGTCTACATAAGCAAATCTAGCGTAGTACAAGTCTGACGTTTCGTTATTGCCATAAGTATTGGTATTAAGCACATCCATAACATCGTAAAGAGTGCTGTTCGGGTCATTAACAAAATCTACAATATTGCTCTCAGCGGTAGCGCCGTCACTTTGCATATCAAAGACGGTATCCTTGCCTCTCTTGGCAGTAACCGCAGCTCGCAAGCCATAGGTAGTGACTCCAGTGCCTGTATTAGTAGAAGAGTAGTTATACCCTAAGCCTGGATGTAGTGATTGTAGGTTAATCGTACCACCCGTTGCCGAGGTAGGAGCTATGGTATTACCTAGAGAGTATACGCCAGAGCCGACCCAGCCTGATGCGTCTGCATCAGTGGGAAGTCCCGATAGTCCACCTTCGGCAAATCTCCAACTGTGCTGAACGTCTCCCATGGCAGTATAATCAACACCAGGAGTTCCAAACAGTCTCAGACCCCCCGCAGGACCAGCCATAGAGCTAGGAGCTCCGAAAGGCTTATCGTCGTTGTCTAAGAAGCCAGCGTTACTTCGTAAATCACTTACAGAAGGTTGAGCTACAGTTCCTCCAGGTCCTTGTAGAGATACATCTCCACCACCAGCGACCTGACCAGTAGAGCCTAAAGCGCTAAAGTGGCTTGCAGTACTGGCAAAACCGCGAACTTTCATGTAAGCACCTGCGCCAGCGAACTTAGAAACGAAAGCGCCAACGTGTCCTTCATCGCCGCTAACGAAAGTAAACGGAGCAGATTCATCTAGGTACGTGGCTACAGTTTCGTTAATAGTATTAATAACTTGGTCTTGGTCAGTAGAGCTTGGCACACCGACAACGTAAGGGTTATCAGGGCTTACTTGAACTCCATCTTGGTTCCAAACATCAATGAGGAAAGCGTAAGAAACTCCAACACCAGCCGATTCGTTAAGACCACTTAGGGAGGAAACCCAGACAGCAGGCTGAGTACCAGCCGATACGTTTACGCTAGCAGCACTTTGTGTTTGAGCTGCTGCACGAACGAAGTAAACTGAGTTTGTTCTCTCCAGAATTTGGTAAGCACCCCACAGACCCTGACCGCCAACAACAGTTCTTGGGTCACCAAAAGTGTTGATTAACTGCTCTGCATTAGATACTAAGATTGCCTTATCTACGGGACCTTTAGACCCAAAGCCGAGAACCCCAACAACACTGCTGTTGAGGGAAGGGATGTAATCAGAAAAATCTTTTTCTATTACATAATTTCCGGGACTTACGAAACTTGCCATTTATATTCTCCTAGTTTTCATTTGTTACTTCAATTAACCTATTCTGAAGGTGTGAATTTGCGGTGGAAGAAAGAGTAACCCTGGGAACTGAAATAGCGTCACCCGGATTTAGCCAGAAATGTTGCCACTCACCTTTAATCATCAGAATAAGTTCTAGTCCACTACCGCAAACATTAGCGACTCGCATAGTTTTAGGCGTAACAACGGGAGTAGTTTTGGGAGTTGATTTTTTAGTTGTGGTTTTTTTAGCCATTCTCTTCTCTATGTATTATTTAGAAGTTTCCGACGAGATAATGGTAAACTTTTTATGTAAGTTCTGTAGGAACAACCAAACTCTTAATCTTCCCGTTAGTTGCAAGGAGATATTTGTGCTGTGGAAGGTATCCCTCCACGTTAACGGTAAAAGCTTTTTGAACTATTCTATCCTGTCTATCCCCTACACTCAAAGTTGATTGGTCTGTAGAGTACGCAATGAATGCTGGAGTGCCCTTTCCGAAAGAAGTGGTAACTGGCATGGAGGGTCTGAAGCTGTCCTCCAGCTGCTCGGAGAGTTGGTTTAAATCTTCGATGTACTTTGCCCACAAGTTTATCCTATACATCAGGTTCAGGGCTTTAGGAGCTAAGGAAACTACTCTCTGAGCCCTTCTAGTCTCAACGTCAAACTTTCTTTCCATAACAACATTAAAATCAGGCTTTCTTCTGTTTACATCTTCCTGGGTGTTGATAATAGAGACGGAAACTAGAGGTAATTTAAAAGTTCTTGTTTCAGATAGTTTAGCAACAGCTCTCTCTTGGTTGGCAAAGATAACCTCAATATCTTCTATAGCTCTCCCCTGCGTATCTACGATACTAAACCCTCTAAGATTATCCATCAGGGACTGAGTATACTCCCGATAAAAATTTACTCTGTTATTATTTTTCCTATCCAGCTCTTGAAGCTCATCGTACAAGTCGTTGTATAGTTTTGCACTAGAGTTAACAAAACCCGAGGCACTATTAATAACTAGTATCTCCTGGTCAACAGGAGGATTAGGAGGAGTTAAGTTTCCAGATAAGGTAGTTTTAGTAACCATTATCCAAAGGTAGTGAATGCGGCTGGCGGTTCTTCGATTTCAGTTAGAAGCTCTTGTAATAGTGTAGCTTTCTCAGCTTCAGACTCTTGTGATAGTTGAGGACCATTTAGCTGTGCTCCACCAGCAGGAGAAGGTAGTGTAGTATACTTACCTCTTATTTGACCAAGAATACCTTTAGCCACAGCGGTAGCATATCTTTGCAGCCAATTAATATAATAGTGGTGAAGTGTAGGAGTGTTTAGAGCTTTGAATATAACCACAACCTGTTCGTTAATACTCGTAGGGACAGGGAACAGCTGTAGGTATTCACCATTAACCACGTTAAACATACCCTCTCTACCTAGAACTCTTCTCATGGTTTTTAAAGAAGTTTGTAGGATAAAGAAATCAGCTACTCCAAAATCTTGGAACAAGAAGTTTTCCTGGAAATATTTAATGAAGAAATCAAACTCTAGAGTTCCTGATTGCTCTGCAATAGACAATAATGTTTTTTTGTATGCTGCGTATTGTAGATTATTTAAAACGAACTTAGGTAGTTTATATAAGCCTACACCCAGCTGTGTTTGAAACGTCATATAGTTTATACACCAATCAGGAGCATGATAATCTAATCTAGATATAGCTTCATCTATAGCAGTTAATATCTGGAAGTTTGTTAGTTCTACTCTTACTACTGGATGTCCTAATCTAGCTTTTACAGAATCTTTTATAATAGTATAAAACTCATTAAAGGCAACTCTATCGGTAAAACGACGACGATTTAGCGAATCAAAATCAATTTCATTGCCAGAAGTGGTTAACGCAGACGCGGCAACTCCTGGGTCTTCTCCTACTCTAACGCCAAAAGTAGAGCCGTAGGAAGAATTAGGTACAACAAACTTAGCCATGGGTATACTATTATATAGCCCAATAAAAAGAAGAAGCCCACTCAAAAAGAGCGGGCTTCTATTATTAATCAGTCGTTATCCGTTAGGGAGCGACTTGGCTATTCAGAGATGCCTTAGCGAACGGAGTTAACAGGTAGTTAGAGTTCGCGCCGATAATACGGATGATTCGGTAGAATCTGGACTCAGGTCCAATACCGACCTTGCCGTACCTAGTGAGCAAGCCCTTTCTAGGTTGGAAGGTTTCTGGGTCCGTAATGGTTGGTAGCATCTGGAGCGGAATGTATGGGCAGTAGCAGTAGCCAGCATCCATAGGTGAAGAACCTTTGTAGCCCAGCATGATTTCATCATCTGGGTAAAGCGGGTCAACGTAAACGTCGAACTGACCCATGAACTTACCTTTGTATTGGATGTTAGCACCGAGAGTGCCGATTTCCTCCTTAGGTGCGCCACCCTCAAGCTTAGAAGCTGAGTAAAGGATAGCAGCCATGAATGGAGAAGTAACAATCCAGTTAGCAGCACCACGCAAGGTACTCTTGTAGATATCTTGCGAAGCGAACTGAATCGCAGCCAACAAGTTGGCATATACTTCACCAACGTGACGAGGAGCTAGACCAAGTGCACTCGTACCAAAGTCCACAAGAAGGACGTTTTGTAGCGAGCCAGCAGGGTTAGTACCAAAGTAACCGTTAGTGGAATCGTATTGGTCGGTAGTAACACCAAACTTGTTGGCATTATCGACACCATTCATAGCGTAATCGAATGCGCCTGGAGTAAAGTTTACGCCATCGCTACCAAAGTTGTTAGCGTTAGGCTGTTCCAGGTTGCCACGATAACCCCATGCAGCAGAGTTCAGACCCCAATCGTAAGCTAGGTTACGAATGTCTTCGATGATTTCACGGTCAATCTCAAGAGCAACTTCCTTACCAAGAAGGTCAGTCAGTTCACGCTCTAGGTCAAGGTTGTGATAAGCACGAAGGTCTTGTGCAGCCTCTAACGTCCAGAGAGCACGGAACTTACGGGTACGAGCCGTAACTGCCTGCTGTTCGATGTGGAAGTTAATTTGAGGAATAGCTGAACCAGAAAGTCTTTCACCAGCAGATACGTTGTACTTAGCACCGTAGTAATCAGTTGGAGCAACAGAACTTGGGAAGTTCGCAATGAAACCACCGACTGTATCAGGTGATGCAGTAAAAGCGTTACCAGAAAGACCAGATAGAGTCTTACCGCCAGCGCCAGCAGCGTCAGTGCTTACATCAAGTGCGCCTAGGTTACCCTGGGTAGTAGCAATCTTGCCTGCATAAGTGATGTTAAATCTGCTGTACATAGTGTTACCTTCACCACCGGCAGGGTTAGTAACTCGGTCACTACCTAAGTAGAATACCTGAGAAACTGGACCTTGCATGGGCTGAACACCAGCAATCTTGTTAGCAATTAGTTCCGGGAACACGCGGCGAACTAGTGGGAAAGCGAACTTTTGAAAGGTACCGAGGTTGCCTACAGTAGTATCTTCTGAAAGCAAGCCGCCGTTCTCTTTCTGCATGTCAGTAAGGACGCTACGAGCTTGGTTTTCAAGAAGGACAGCAGTAGACTCGCGAACATACGCGTCATCAATACCCTCAAGAATAGGCTCCCACTTATGAATGAGAGGATTACCCTCTCTAGAATTTTCAGTGAGATATTGCATTTTTACTTTCTCCCCTCATTAATCAATTGTGAGAGTCTAATAACATCCTCGGATAGGAAGCGATTGGCGCTTGCCTGCTCGGAGAGTACCTTTCGGTCTGGGTCATTAGTGATTACTACAGCGGATTCAGAAGACTTGAAGGGCAGTGAAGCTGCCTCTTCTAAGTTTGCTCGTTGCTCTTGTAGATTAGCAACGCCTTCTTCTAATTCCGCGTTGGATTCTTCAAGGGTTCTAACTTTACCCTCAAGAAGAACGTTCTCCTGTGCAGCGATGTTTAAGCTTTCGTTCAGACTTCCAACGGATTCCTCCAGTTCAGAAATCTTAGCTTCATACTCGCCTAAGGCAGAATTCATGTCTTCATGGTCTATGTCGGTTGCAACCAAAGTCTTAACGGCTTCATATATTTTTAAAGCGCGAGCATTCTCATCACTTGCTTCGAACTCTTGTCTTGCAGCATGACGCATCTCATCTAATTTAAGACGTAAAAAAGAACTAACTTTTGATTCAAGAAGATTAACTTGCTCTTGAACTCGTTCTTCTACAACTTCATCAACCAGAGAACACACTTCTTCAACACTTTGCTCCGAAATACCTTCGGTCAAAGTGCCAATGATTTGTTGAATTTTGTTTTCCATGGTTTCCTCTAGTACAGTTATTTACTTGTTTAAAATCCAAACGCTAAAAAAATTTTACTTTTTGCGCAGTTTTTTCTTTAGCGCAGTAATAAAAACTTTTTCTGCTTTTAAGTTTTCAAGATTCTCTACTATATGCTCCCTTTGTTCGGACACTAGTTGAGATTCTTGAAGGGTAGGGAATGCTCCCTGACAGGAGGGGTCGGACACCATATCCCATGTAATCATCTTTAGGTTGTCTCCAACTTGCATATGGTTTTCACCTACAATAGGAGTTAGTGTTCCGGTGCCTCTAGATGAGATACCAATCTTAACACCTGCCTTTAGTAGTTCTTGAAGAACTTTACCGGAAGGGGTGTTTAAAATCTCTGCTTCTCCTATAACTTGGTTGCCTTCCATATGCAAACCAGTTATTAAATGGGAAGCATTAGTTAAGTGAACTACTTCATTAGAAGGATGGTCTAGCTCACCGACTAATCTTCTTTCGGCAATCATTTCCTGCAATCTATTAACTTCTCGCGCAAGAGTATCTTTTTTATAGATTCTTTTGTTACCATTCGCTTTTTCTGCCTCTTGGAACAGACCTCTAACTTTCATGTTTCCATTTCCGCCACGAGACTCACTAATAATTTCAACGTGACCAAATCCATAAAAATCTCTTAGTAAACTCATTTCTTTCTCCTTTTAATTTTTTGTGGCTTTCCCGTAAAGTATACGGTTGAACTATCGGGAATCTTGGTTACAATGCCAGAGTTCCATGCTTTAGAAAACATCGGGTCTCCTTGAACTACATGCCCTTCGGCAACCTGAACTTTTTTCTTTTTCTTCTTATCCTTCTTAAGACCTGGGTACGAATATGAAGGAGCAGGTGTGTGTCCTGGTCCTCCCATATTCACGCCAATGGCACCTACCGTAGTCATTTCTTGAAGTATGTGTCTAGCAGCTTTAAGAACTTCAATTTCTTCCTTAGTTAAAGTTTTCTTCAGCCGTTTCGATACATGCCCATTTTGTTGCCCTGGGCGGAAGTTAGGGTCATTAATGTTCTTTAATTTCTTTTGAGCCTCCTTATCACCTTCCTCAGCCTTTATCTGCAAATCTTTCATTTTACCTTCCGCGAGTAAAGCAGATTGAATAAAAAGATTTCTTGCATTATCAGTACAAGGAGGAAGAGCTTCGTGAACAGGAACTCCAGCGGAAGATGCCTTGGGTAATCTAGGGGATTGCATGGACTCATTGATGCTCTGAGTAGGAAAGGATTGAACATTACCTTCCTCATCAGAAACACCATAAGTGCTGAGTATTTCATCAGCCATTTGAGCCATGCTTTTTGCCATTAGTTTACTTCCTTAACATAAAGAGCGTGCTCATACTCATCGTCTTCATCAACGACAATAAATTCACCGTTTTCATCTTCAGATAAGAAAGCGACAAAATCCGCATCCTCTTCACTCTCACAAACAATGTAGTCTCTACCTTCAACGGTTAAAACAGTTTCGTTATCTTCTTCTGCTTCAACGTCTTCAGTAAGACCGACATAGTATTCACCTTCGATTTCGTAGATGTCCTCAGACAGTCCATACTCAACGTCATTAAATACTACGTTTTCAGTTATAACATTAGATTCAGTAAGTTGGCTGTACTGAGTGTCTGAAAGTTCTGCTAGCTTTAAGAACATAAAGTCTTCGTGCTCATAAACAGTTTCTTCCAAACCAAAAACACTACCATTGTTCTCGTACAGAGCGGGGATTTCTTCAGCCTCACCGACTGGAGCAGCTCCTAAACCTTCCATAAGGTGATTTACAAAATCTTGGGGAACTCCTTTAATGCCTAAAGAGTTGTTGTCTTGCGCGATATATTTCATAATTAATTCTCCTCAACTAAAAGACGCGCACCTTCGGGCGTGGTCTTTACTATTGATTCTAATTTATCTAGTCTTTGCTTATACAAATCAACTTCTTTTTTTGTTTTTTTTGCGAAGTTAGTAGGTAAAGGCATATTATCTTTTGCCCATGTTCTAAACCTCTTACTTAGGAGCGGTACCACAACAAAGATAAGTAGGTACCAATAACCAACTTTTTGGAGAAGGTCACCTGCTTCATTAAGGGAAGAAGCTAC